CCAGTTCTTCGACACTTGGGTATTCGTTGCGACGCAACTCTTCGTATGATTTTCTTTTGTTTAGTTCAGCTTCAACAGCTTGATTTATTGCTGCTTCTTGTTGTTGAATTATTTGTTGTAATCTAAGGAAATCGTTTATTCTTTTGAAATACCGATCACCGTCTTGCCAAATTTTTGGTTGCTGAATCATCGTCTTGGATGGTCCAGACATATCGTGGCGTTTGGAAGATTCGTAATAACGTTCGGTATAACCGTTTGGAAGATCTGGATATGTTGGTTCGAGTGCGCGAAACTGCTCGAGTGTAAGACGCACTTGATTGTTTATGTTTACGATATTTTGTTTTTGGTGTAAAAACATTTTTACTCCGGTAATCCTTCGGGTGGAATGTAAATCAACAGCGGATCTCCACCAATGATTCGATTACCCAACGAGGTGTCTACTTGAACTGTTCCTTCAAGATCAACTCCAAGAGCTGTTGTATTGGCTTGCTGTTTTTGCGCAGTCGCACCAACAAATACGGTACTGTTTTTAAATACAGCAAAATTTCCGCTGGTAAGCGAAGCTGTTCCACCAGCATATCCAGTCACAGACGACTCGAAAAAGCTTCCAACCGAAGCGTCCGAAACATATAGTCCATATGCTTGACCTGTATACGAACCATAGATTCCGCCGTTTATTTCGGATTTATTAAAGTTGAAAGTAGAAGCATTTGCACTAACTACACCATATCTTGTATCGGATATTTTTGCGTTGGATATGTCTATGTGGCTAGTTTCCACTTGAAAACCGCGCACACAGCTTATAACTTCAAACGAGCTTCCGGTAGATCCAGAAATTCCTTGACAGACGAGCTGACTATTGTTTCTGACTGTAACACCCGATACGCTGGCATCTTTTATTAAAACTTTATCGGTAAAGCGTACGGTACTACGACCTTCAGCATAAACACCTGTTTTACAATTGTTGAAATTTGGCATTTTTAAACCTTAAAAGAGAGTATCGGTTGTATCTCCGATGTGGCTACGATCGCTCACAATACCATAATTCAAATCGGTAAACCAGCAGCGATCGCTGAAAGTTGCAACCGCACCGTTCTTGAGATACACACCAATACCAGTTGAACCTGCCTGCCATCCCGTGAACACTATATCAAGATTTGCTGTAGCACCCGTCATACCAAATGCAACTGTTTTAAATGGTGAATTGAGAGTCCAGATGGAACTTGGTACAACACCCGACGTACCACCCGTCAAGCTAAACACCAAGTCAGCTACTTTAATAGAACCTGTGGTGCTAGCAACTGTTCCTGCAATCGAAGTTGTTCCAGTTGCACCAGAATATTTATTGAGCACAGTTACATCAAATACGTATCCGGTGCTTCCGGTTGCAGCCAACACACGATGTGCGCCTCGCAAGAAATTAGAATTAACGTTATTGTCGAATATCAGATAATCGTTTGCATAAATCGGAGTCACAGTTGATGCTGTTTTGATGCAGCGGAAACCAACGTAATAAGCACCAGCAGATCCTGTAACACTAAAGTTACCGCTTATAGACTCAACAAAATTTGTTAATGTATTATCGGGATAAACATTTACTTTTCCGGGAACATCCGACATGATGTTATCTGAAAGTGTAATTGTTTTATTTACATTATATGTTCCGTATTGAAACTGGAAATTCAAATTTGCAGCCGGTCCGATTGCATATGATGCACTATCGGAAGTTAAACTGATAGATGAATATGCCGATCCAGATGCAGTAATCAAACTGTCTCTTGGGTGCAGAACATAAAGATTTGTATTTGTGCTTGTGTTGTCGGGGTTCAAATCCGACATAGTTGATATTTCAGAATTGGCTGGTGCCATCAAAGGAACATAAATATCGTTTCCAAACAAAAGCTGAGTTCCGGCTGAGTAACCGTATCCGTTTGGTTCGCTAAGTTGCTCGACTGGAGTTAAAGATCTATCATCCGAATCGATAGTGCTGCGTACGTATATGTAAAGATTACCATTTCCAGAATATCTAACAACATCAGACTGTATATAATCGATTCCAGATTCCCATACACCACGGAAATTTATTCCAGTTGAGCCTGTAGCACCGGTTGATCCTGTAGCACCAGTACTTCCAGTTGGTCCAGTACCTCCAGTTGGTCCAGTACCTCCAGTTGGTCCAGCCGAACCGGTTGCGCCAGTGGGACCTGTGGGTCCAGCCGAACCGACTGGACCAGCGTCTCCTTGAACACCACGCGGTCCTGCTGGTCCTACTTCATATATTGTTCCACGGAACGGAAGATAACGTATGATCCAATTGGTGCTCAAATATGGAGGAACGTTATCGTGACCGTATGCTGAAGCGTTATTTTCGTCGCTGAGAATACCAGTTGCAGCATCTCTAAGTTCCGAAACTGGAATTGCTTTTATTGTTCCAGATGCTGCGGTAACACCGGGAAGCGAAGAAGATCCGTTTCCTGTAACACCAATTACGTGTTTGTGTGGTGGTAACTGATTCGCTACGAGAGACACTTGTTCGGCACCACCAGCGAAACCAATTGGACGATTTGTTAAATTTACAAATCCTGTTTGACCACCACCAATTACTGTTCGTCCACGAAGATCAGGAATAAAAAATTTATTAGAAGAAGTTGAACCTATATTTTCAAACGAGTGTACTTCAACATAAGTTGGTGTTGTTGTGAGTCCACTACCAGCAAGTTGCGTATAAATTATAGAAAATTGACACGTATTGGATCCACTGGAGCATGCAGTTACAGATATAACATGTTTATCGGTAAACGCGTCGCTTGGATCTGTTCGTTGTGGCCACTGAAGAAGAAAACGATCGCCATTTTCAAAAAGGTGATTTCTAGATGTAGCATCACCTGCGTCTTGGAAAGTTATGCTACCGGTAACACCGTTACCTGTAATAGAAACTACAATGTAATATTGATCGTTCAATACATCTTCAAGTTGACCCCAGCTGGTTTCTGTGTCTTCTCCTTTGTCGAGCGCATCGCCATTACACAAACGCCAGTTTGTTGGAACTTGATCGTATGCGCCAGCAAAAGGAACTATCGAACCGATTGGTGTTGCTATGCTGGTTCCGACTGGATCCGAAACCAATGATGGTAATACTATTGCTTGGTTACTCGTCAATCCAATTAAAAATGGATTGACGTAACTGTTTCCACCAGATGGTCCTGATGCAGTTGCCGCACCGGATACACCATCACTTACATAAAACAATCCACCCGAACTATAAAGATTGTAAGCTGGATCGAGCGAAAGTTTTCCGGAAATTACCAATACAAAACTAGAAGCATCTGCAGTTTCAACAACACCAACCGTGTTGGCTCGAGCTAGAGTTGTGGCTAAAGCGCGATCGTAAGTGCCGTCTGTTTTACGATAAAGTACTGTTCCTGGAGTAAAGTCGTTGCTTTGAGTAACAGTCAATCTGATTGATTGACCATCTCCAGCAGCTGTTCCGCCACCAGTTACCGATAAACCGCTAAGTACTACATCCAGTGCGCTAAATGCCATCTTTGTTTCCTTAACCTTCGCCGTTCATGATTGCTTCTACAGCAAACTTATGATTGGCTTCGATGCGTTGTCTTTGATCTTCTGGAAATTTATTTTCGCCTAGCAAGCGATCTCCTACAAGTTTTGCTTCTTTGTAATGTCCGCTCCAGTATGCGGCAATACAGAATTCATCAAGAATACTCCATTCGTAAACCGGCTGACTCACAAATAATGCACCCTCGGGAAGACGAATTTTAAGAGCTTGTTTTGCAAAAATATAAGCTTGATCAAAACGGCAAGCCATTCTGCATATACGAGCAGCAGCCCAGAGCGATTCTGCGCGCCAAGGATTCACTTGATACGCCTGGAAGTATACTTTCACGATATCATCGATAGAGTGATTTAAAATTTCTTTGAGTCTACCTACCTGGAACAAACTGTAAAAAACTTCTTCATTCCAACCACCAAGTTCAGCGCGTTTGAGATATGCATCATGAGCTTTTTGCCATTGCTGGCTATCGCGATACGATTGAGCAAGATAAAAGTTGTAACGATTAAAGTCTTTTTCATCAACTGGACCCTTGAGAGCTTCTTCAAAAGTTACTGCATCACGAGCGTACTTATCTGGGGTCTTGCTACGTGCACCATCTTGGATTGGTCTGTTTAATATACCTTTTGCAAAATCGCGCGATTCGATTGGATCATGACAATCTACATATTCGTGTAACACGCCTCGATAATAAAAACGTTTACGATTTGCTGTCAATTGAGGACGGTGATATTTGATACCACCGTAAAAAGCAAATACATTGTACAAGTCGGTAGTTAAACTGTCTTTGAACTTTTCTGGATCAAAATTGCCATCATATTCCATTATCTCGTCGGCATCAATCATGATTGTATAATCACCCATGGGTCTGGCGGCTTCAAGAGCTTCGCTGCGACTTTCACCGAAACCTTTCCATGTGCTTTGCACAAGCTTTCCTTGAATACCAACATTTTCAAAAAACTTTTCAATTTTTTCTTGAGTTCCGTCTGTGCTTCCAGTATCGACGATACACCAAGTGTCAATCAATGGAAGCATAGATGCTAAGCATCGTTCAATAACATGTGCTTCATTTTTGACGATCATCGACAATACCAATTTGTTCTTTGCCATTATAACCCTTTCATAATTAAGAAGATCTGCTGTTATTTATTAGAATTTTCAACATGTCTTTTATATCGTTGACATTGTTTTCTAATTTTTCAATGCGTTCGTGCATGTCGCTAATTCGAGATATATTTAGTTCTCTTTTTTGGCTTTCTAAAAAAGCTTTTTTCTGTGCCAAGCTGGTTGCAACAATAGCATTGCTGCCAGTGTCGCGAACTAGACCAGGTTCGTTTTGAACTTTTAAATATTTTGGTTTGATTGGGTTCATGTGGCAATCACCTTGAAATCTTTGAACGCCGGAACAACAGTGTTGGTATAATCACCATACATCACAACTTTAACTTGAAATTTTCTAAATTCCTGCTGTCCAGTCATTCCCGATGTACGAGAAGTAGATGTTCCACCTCTGGTGAATCTCAAATCAACATAGTCGTCTTCTCCGACAGAAAGATATTGAGAAGTAACTCCATACGAATTTGCATACGAAGGATGAATAGTTAATTTTTCGTATGGCACATCATCAAAACGAGTGTTGTCAGTCTTGGCTTGAGACTTCAAGTAAACACCAATATCACTACCACGAGGAAGTCTTGCAGTCAAATAAACATCAACATTTGTAGATTCAAAACCATCTTGAAGATTTATTTGGCGACTGATGTAGCGCATCGGTGAAACTTCACCGTTGGTAATACCAGCAATCGATGGTAAACCCTCATAAATTTCTTGTGTTGCCTGGTCATTAAAGCTCAAAATTAAATTCTGAATATAAAGACCGCTAATTCTTTGCAAATCTAAAGCAGGCGTTACAGAGTTATTTTCAGTAGAAAGATTTATTGCGGCTGTGATTAAATCGGTACCAACATTCTTAATATCTTTTTTGTATGCAAAAATAAGATTTTCATTTTGAAGGATACTAATTGGACCTTGACCGTCACCCTCAAAGTCTACAGTTGCAGATACAGAAGTGGACGGTGGTGCAATATAAGTAGTGTTCAAGCGGAACAAATTTGCTCCGTTACTTAATCCTGGAGATCCAGAATCAAAATTTGTTTCGGTGAAATTGAAGTAAACTGTGCCACCAGATGTATCAAATACGCACTTGTGTATGGTAAATTTCAAATCGAGCATCTGTTCGGGTGTCCATGTGCTCGAGTTTTGTGATTTGAAGAAAGAACCACCGTACGGTTGCGTGGCAATAATTTCTTCGGTTATAGTATCGTTTTGACCTACTTCGCTCACGAATACTTCGTATTCGTTGCTATTGCTCAAAAGAACCATCGAATATTCGCCGGGTTGCAAGTAAATTGGGCTATCGAATTGGAAAGTTGTTGAAGAACTACCATCATCCGAAATATTAACATCCGATGGTAATTTTATAACTTCGCTGAATGGTATGATTATACCTGAACTTGGATATCCATTTACGGCAGGTCTTAACTGCAAAGTTATTGGAAGATTCGAAGACTTGGTTTTAAAGAATACTTCTACTTTGCTTATGTACAAACCGTTTGGATTTGCAACTGGATCCACAAGGAACGTTTGGGCAACAGGATCCACATATTCTGAACGTGTGTCTGTTACTATTGTGTTATTAAAAATTCTATCTTGAGTTACCGATTCTCTTCTGATTACCAAGTTTCTTGTAGAAAGAACTGTATTTTCTTCGGTCTGTATCAAACCCTGTGCGCGGAAAGAATCTTCGGCAGTGGTTGTACAGTTTGAGAGCACGTTCGAAGAATCGTCTATCAAGCGCAACAAACGCTCGCCTGTTCGGAAAGTTCCGGACGGTACACCAAACGTAATTCCTTGAGAATATCCGACTCTTCCATTAACGTCGGTGAATATGGCACCACCAGAAGTACCATTAACAGCAACGTATTGTGAAACGTCTTGATTGTCAAAGAACGGATATACTCTAACGTTTGGTCGCATACCATCGGCTTTTATATTGATGTTAACAGCACGCATGAATGGTACAATACTTACGTCTACGATTCGACTACCGATACTTTGTGTGGTTGTTTCTGGTACCAATCGAGTACGCGTACCAGTTCTGGTTTGAACTGTTTCTTGTGCAGCCTCCAAACCATAATCAACGCGTTGAACCAGACCTCTTGTTGTTCCTGGACGCAACACACTGTGAGGTGGGGTTCTGCCAATTTCACGCCAAACACCGGTTGAAACTGGAGTTCCTGCCCAAGTTGTTTCCCAGTTGTTCCACACAGTTCCAAAGTCAACTTCCGCTAAATCTCCAACACCATCGTTTTGACCGTTGACGTTCACAACAACATCCGGAAGTGTTTGTGTATCAATCCAGTCATCCGACTGAGGAGTCATAGTCAAACGTCCATTGAAGTTTGTTACATCAAATGGATTGACGTTAATAGCTTTGGATGCAAAACGTTGTTGTATGAAAACGTCGGTTGTATAGTTGCATGTTAACAAACCGTTTGAATTGAAGGTAAGTCCGGAAGGAATGCTTCCACTCAATCCAAAATCAACATATTTTGTTGTGAAACGTGGTCTGGCTTCCAAACGAACAGGATCGATTGCACAAAGATGGTCTCGATTCAAATAATCGGAATTTGTTCTAGAATCAAAATTATCTACAAATATGCCGTTCTTGAATTTATTAAGACCATTTTCATCTTGAATTTCTAAAGATTTGGCTTCTTTTTCTGCCAAACTCAAAGTAGTATAGTACTCTAAACGATCAATTCTCTTTTCAAGAGAACCAATATCACGCATTGTGTATCTGCGATTCTTAACAATAAATTTAGTAGTATCGGTCGAAGATTTGGTGTATGGAAGATATGTTATGGATGCTAAGGTCATCGCATCTGGAACATCTTGCGGTTCGGGTGCTTGATCGTTACCGGATATTCCTTGTATAATCTTAAATTGTTTGTCGCGTGTAAGTACAATTTTATCGGTTCTTGGTTGATAATAACTCCAAGCGATATCAAAAGAATTACCAATCAAATTACAACCACCGGTTGCTCCATAATCTTGAGGATATGATGTTATACCAAAAGAAGATGGAGTTATACGATCTGGACGCGCGTCCAAACACCCACCAAGAGAAATAACTTTTCTAGAACCAGATTCTTCAATATAAACTGGTATTTGCTTGTATGCCGCACCAGTTCCACTCACCATAGTCGAAGGATCACCATAAGAGTTGAGCAAATACGGAGCGGATGATGCTGGGTGATTGTAACGCTTGAATGTAACACTGACACCGGTAACACCAGCCGAAAAATAATTTTTCTTCAACACAATTCTCGACCAATCATAAATGCTGTCGCGTTGACCTGTATCAAGAGTGAAATAATCATTCATAGAGAAAGAGCTACCGCCGGTGTTGCCAGTAATAGAAATTATTTCATATACGTCAACTCTACCATTTAAATATGCGTATTTCTCATATGAATTAGAAACCATCGAAACACTTAAAGATTCGGTTGTAGATGTTTTGGTTCTAAAGAATGGATTGTTGGTGCTGCTTTCAGAAATGTCCATGTTTACAAAAACAACAGCTGTTCCACCTGAACCAGCAGTTATACTAAAACTTTGTGCACCGAAAGCACCACTCAAATATAAGCTTACAGGAGTACCAGTCAAGCTAAAAGCTTTTACATCATTAAACGAAGTAAAGTCCATCCAACTTCCACTAGAAAATTCCGTACCTGTATCAAAATCAGTTACGCTTACTAATGTTGGAGAAGAAGTACTAAGATTAAATTGCGCAGAACGTTGAATGTTGATGCTATGAGATATAATTTCTCTTACCGCATAACTAGAAATATCATTCGAGAGAGGGAACAGTAAGCTAGAGTAACTAGCGTCGTTTACGTTGAGAGTGTTATTAGAAAAATTAAAAATATGCTGATCGCTTGCTGTATATCCTGGGAGGAACATTCTTTGTGCGGCTGATGCTGTGTAGCCGGAATCCATCAAAATGTCATAAAGATGCAACTTGGTTCCAGAATATTCTACAGCATCAAATTTACCCAATCGAGCTGTACCGACTTTAGAAAATTCTCCTGTTGTTCCAGAACTCAGATAAAAAAGTGAAGATCCATTAAAATCGATCAAATTAAATATATTAGCAGTCAAACTTGAGTTATTCGTAACATTTACGGTATTTCCTACAACAAATGGAACTTGCTGTTGCGAATCTAATGTTTTAACTGTTCTTGCTTTATCGGCAGTTAAAGATTTGGTGCCTTGATTTATAAATTCGTACCCAAAAATATATGCTTTACCTTTGCCGATGTTGATTTTTAACTGATTTTCATAAGCATCAGCAGTCATATCAGAAACAGATATTTGAAAGTCTTCTACGGTATAATTGCCCGATTCATCGTAAGTTCTTCTGGCTAATGTATCAGCTAAGACATTATATTCTGGATAATTTGTTTTGTATGTGACTTCATCGTTTTCGATTTTTAATAATTGATAATCAGCTGTCGATGATATTGGAGCATGAGACAAATCCAAATCAAGACGATAACGATCCGCACCTGGCGCGGCGTAATTGTAAGAACCAAAAGCTGGATCGTTTAAAGAAGTATCATCGGTAGCAGTTACAATTGTATTTGTAACATCAAATTTTACAACCGAATAAAGATTGTTAAATTTTCTGTATGAGTCGGCTGTAGAGTTGCCAGTTATAGTATACGGAGTAGTTTTTTGTTTATCATGATTGACAAAATAACCTTTAATATATCTAACTCCAGCATCAACACCTACAAATTTTGCATCACCAAATGCTGGCAGAGAGTTAGGAGCATCAGTGTAAAAATTATAAGTTGAAGTGCCTCCAGTAATAGTAGCACTTATTGTAGTTCCTTCGAAAACAGCACTAATTGTATCGCCTAAAGCAAAACCGGTTGCACCATAAAGATATTCGCTAAAAAACAGCAAAGAAGATGTATCTTTGTTGGACCCGCTCAATCCAGCAAGCGTATCGATAACTCGAATTGTGTTTTTACCCGAAACTGCGGCAGTCAAACCATCAAAATCCGAAACAGAAACGCCTGCATATCCGGTCAAAGAATCAATACGAACAAACTGAGTATCATTTACAACAACTTGGCTTTCGGATACGATACTACCATCTTTAAATACATGATCTCCAAATCTTTTTATTTGATTTTGAAGAATAGTTTGTGATTGTGTGAGTTCGCGAGCTTGAACGGCATAACCGGGCTTGTACAAAACCCTTAAAAACTTTTTAGTGTCGTCATAATCGTCATAATAAGGATCGACATTAAATACATCTGGATCGTAAGCCATCTATTTCTCCCTTAAAACTCAACAATCAATTTAATTTCTTCTTTTTGTTCCAAAGCTCGTTCGACTGGACGAATATTTTGAAGATGCAGTACGGTTCCTGAACGGTATTTCAGTTCTGGTTCCGAAACGATCGACGATATAACAGCACCGGTTGTTCCGCTATTATTATATATTAAGTTTTGTGAAACCGCAAAAGATCCACTAATCGGAAGTAATCTTAAATTACCAGTCGTTGCGCCGGTTGCCGGGGTCCAATCCATGACGTAGCCGGATGCTGTGGTGTTGCTAATAACAGCGTCACGCACGAACGATTCTTCGTCGAAAGATACGGTTCCATCATAATAAAGCTCGAGTCGTACCGTTTGATCGTAAACTGTTTGAGATGTTTCTTCGTATTCGTCTATTTCGATTATCTTGCCAATTGGCCCGGTTACTCCACCATAATCGTTTCGCATTTGATATACGTTTTCGGACATATTAAAGTTGCCATTTGGATATTCCAGATAAAGATTTCCAACAGCATTTGTACCAGTTTCTGGTTGCCATTTATATATTTTTCCGTTGGAAATCGAAGCTGTGATATTATCGGCAGTATTTCCGTTACCAAATGCGATATAATTTAAAGTAAAATCTAATCCAGATGCGTCAAATGTAGAAGCTTGAACCGGAGTCAATTTAAGACGTTTGAGCAAGCGATATTCGGTTCCAGCTACAGTTTTTTCATGCACCGAAACTATTTCTTGAGTGGTTATGCCGTTTACAAAACCTCCCAATGCAAAATCACCACCAGTTATGCTTCCGAGTGTAAGTTCGGAAGTACCAGTGGTTCCCGATTTTCCGGGTTTCCATGCAAGAATCTTTGCGCTTGCAGGATCATAACCAGTAACTCCATTTGCTCCAGTGAGCGATTGTGTTGCTGTTGCTCCCAGTGTAAAAGAGTTTGTTAATCCAGCTCCAAGTAAATTGACTCGTATTTGCTTTTTACGTAAAAGTGGATTTTTTAACAAAGCAAACTGGCGATAATCGTTTTCGGTAGTTAATTTACAACCTTCACTTTGTTCAAAATCGGTTACAATCATCAAAGAAGATGCACCAAGTTCTCGAACTGCATTTGAACCATGACCACCAACAGGAGACATTATGGCTGTTGCCAACAAACTCATGTCGGCACTTATTCCTGGTGCAAAAGTAAGACCGGCTACGACATTTACGGTAGCATAAGTGTAATCTTGACCATTGTTTATCAATTCAAAACGATCAAGGTATCTTTGTCCGGTTGTACCTTCACATGAGCACGCGCTTGTGCTTCCTGTGGCAGTTACCGCCAAAAACGAAACGCTTATTTCTGCTGCTGTTGCCGATGTATGAAGACTATTGGTGTCGGCAACGCCATCACCCGAAACAACAACTGTTGGTAATATAGAATAATAAGTTGGATCTGCTCCGCCACTGACTCCAAAATCTAATGGTGTAGCAAGAACTACAGTTGCAGTGCTGTTTGCGTTGTTTATAAAATCTACAATTTTTCTTTGCTGACCCGAACCGCTGCCACTTTCAAAACGAATGCTCATATTGTTATAGTAATCGTTCTGATAGACCAGTTTTGATCCACCAATTATAACCGCAGTAGCACCAGCAGCTGTTGTTCCGGCTACCTGATTGGCTGTATCGAAAAACAATACGCGATCGGATATAACAAAATTTCGCAAAGATTCGTTTAAATCTATAAAATCTATAGAACCATCCACTGCATTGTTTTGAACATCGTACTGAAGCTGACGGTCGTCGTTTTCGTTGACGCTCGTCACATACTCGACCGGCATGTAACCGATACTGATACCTTGAGTTTTTGTTAAAAACTTTCTTTTGGATTCGGATATCGAATAAAGATATTTCCAACGATAACCGTCCGATAAAGTTCTTATTTGAGAATCGGTGTGTGTTGGTGCAACCGTGGAAGCTATACCGTAGTTGTTATCGATGCATTTGTAAACGCGTTCTTCATCAACCAAAACATAAAATTTTAAAGCCGTAACATCATCATACAAATCGATTGTGTCTCGATACGCATCGTAAACGATATTAGGTTCCCAGTCGTAACGTTTTACCACTATCGATACGTCAGACTTTTGAATCTTTTTGAACGCCATTGCTGTGCGCCAAAAGTCTGTATCGGATTTTACGCAATCGATATTTTTTGGTGGCGCGTTGTCTTGATTTGCACCTGTTGCACTAATCCATTCGGTTGGTTTGCCGATACCAAGAAAAATAGTATCACCCGACAAAACATCAAAGTTTTGATAAAAATCTTGTATAAGATATTGGCGAAAATCTTGTCTAAATGGATCACATACGGGCATACGTTTCTCTCTTTAATATATTTATGGTTCAAATGATATATTTGTTAAATCTGCTTGTGTGGATCCGGTAGCTGACGTAAAACCACCACCGGTTATACCACCAGCCTCGATTGTGCCTGGTATATTTTCACCTTCATCTATTCCAAATGTTCCAGTCAATCCGGCTGTAGAACCTGTTGCCCCGGCTCCTCCGGTTCCTCCGGTTGTTCCTGTTATTCCAGTCAAACCACCGGTGGTGCTTGTTGTTATGTAACAGACGGTAGCCTGTAACAAATTGTTGGGGCTAGCATCATGAGTAATTTGATTAGCCCATTCGAGAGCACAACGGAATTCTTCGCCGACTGGCATATTGAAAAAACTACTGAGAGTTATTTTTCTAAACTCTGTGCTGCTAGAATAACGCAAAATTGCATATTTGAAATCGCCAGTAAAGCTGCTAGCCCAATCGTATCGCAAAGTGTCGGATGTCATGGTCCATTCTGGCCACGATTGTGAACCAGTGCTACCCAACAAGAAATCGTTTTTACCTTTGCCTACGCTGCTGGATCCGTAAAGACCTTTTAAATCGTACTCGATGCGAGCCAAAACTGGTTCGTTCACGCGCCGATTTGGATGTTGATATATCACCCACCAAGGATCAGCTGCAGGAAATCCTAAGTCTGCCAAAGGAGACGATGGAGCTTCAAAATTAATACCCTCGGTCACTGGATTTGGTTGGCTGGTAAGTATTGGGTCGTGTATGTTTGGATCGTAACCATAAGCGGTTGCACCAAACCAACTTCTTAAATCGTCAAAAGTTTCATTTGTATAAGGTAAATAATGACCAATCAATGGAACTTCATATTTTATTAATGCGCTTTCGGCATCCAGATTAGACTGAGCGCAACGCTTTATTAAAACCTGTCCAAAAAAACCAAGACCGGCTGGGTGAATAAGACGCTTGAGAGCATCGCGATAACGATTAACTACTATTTCTGTTTTAAGAACATACGAGTAGTTTTGATAATAATGGTTGTCCTGTAAAACTTTGTTGGTACTCAATCGTCCATCATTGTTTGCATAGTATCCAGCAAAGTTGCAAACTGCACCGAGTGAACATGTGCCACTAAATCCAGTACCTTTTTCGGATTGTACAGTTATCGACGGAACGGTGTTGTAGTTTATACCAAAATCTTCTATTTCAATTTTTAATATTTTACCCGAACTGTTTACTTGCGTTACTTTTGCACGCGCTCCTTGACCAATATCACCCGCTGCATTTGTAAATACTACTCGATCGCCAACACGATATCCAGAACCACCCGAAGAAATTGTTACGGTGGCCACTACCGAATATATTTTTGGTTCGATTATGTTTTCTGTTGCGGTTTCAATTTCAAGCGGACGCGTAGAAACAAATGTTCCGTTAACATTTCCGATATTCAATTCGTAAACCGAAAATGCACCCAGTTGAAATTTAGAAACTTCAACTACTGTTGCTGCAGCAACGGTGGTTCCACTGACATTCTTTTGATATATTCTTCTGCCTGCAGACTCGAAAATTTTATTTCCTTGTGTGCCTGCTACTCGCAGAGTTTTTCTTTGTATCCATTTACCATCCGATGCTTTTAATATGTCTACTTTCGGATAATAAAATTCTACGTTTGTATCGTATAAAATTCTGAATAAAAATTCAAAAGTTTTTTCGGTACCTTTTGCTTTGTAAAATTGCTTGATGTATTTTACAAGAGTTTTTACTTCGACGGGCAAACCAGTTTCTTTGTTTATGGCCAGATTTTCAGGAAAGTCTAAAAGATATTGTTTTTTAAAATTTTCAACATATTCATCAAAAGTTGTATCGATATCTTTTACTTTTGCCAGATCCAAACTGTTGCGGAGGTATGCACCTTGAGTTTCCAGCCATTCGTAGTAAGCATTTAAAAATGCAACAAACGTAGGGTGATCGATGCGTACAAATTCCGGTACTTGCGCATTTACAAGCGGAGATATTTTATCTAAACTTTTAAATTCGCTGCGCATTTATTAGTTTGTTCCGTTGAATGGACTACCCGAAGCAGAATATGGATCATAACGGAAAGTTTGTGGCGAGC